TTCAAAATGTCAATGAAGGCAAAGCCAACGTGCAACAAGCGATGGCTCTTGTGTCTGATTTCGGAGAAGCTCTTAACAACTTCGAGGTACAACGTAGAAGCTCGACGTTTAATGCGCTCTCAAAGAATGACATCCTCAAGCTACAAATGCTTCGTAGGAACCAAGAAAGATATCAAAAAGATCTGAGGGATTTGCTCCTGGTTGCAGACCCCAAACTGCTAGAAGACTACGATCAAGCAATTAGGCAGCAGGAACAAGACAGGAGGACACACGCGAGGCTAATGGCAAAACGTAAGCGCGAAAAACAAATCCTCATTCAACAACTGCTGGTGGGCGGCACGACTCTTATCATCGGAGGCGGCATTGCAGTCTTGATCTTTGTCTTGATTCTAAAAGCCTTCGGATGATTATGGCGTTTCTGCTTGTCATGCTTGTCGAGGGCGAGCAAGTCGCAGGTAGATTTCACTTTCGCAACATTCACAGGTGCAATCAGTTCGCTTTTTGGCTCGAACAAGGGTCTATCAAGCCCATAGAGGGCAAGCGCCTGAACAACCAAGAAAATATTACAGCCTACTGCATCCCTGTAAAGGTGCCGCAAAATACACAATTTTATGACTGAGATGGCAGCGAAGAAATTAGAACCTGGATCAGACTACGATCAGTACGACACCGATGGTGACGGCGTTGTCACTGATGATGAGCTAGAGACTAGCAAAGAGCTACAAGAGCTAAAAATCAGCAATGAAAGGGCGCAGGCTCAGCGCAGTATGAGTTGGTTTGCTCTGTGGGGAATGCTCTTGTATCCATCGTTAGTGGTGGTAAGCAGTTGGGCTGGTCTAGTTCAGGCTGCAAGTATTCTAGGTGATATGGCTTCAGTCTACTTTGTGTCGGTCGCAGGTATATTGGCAGCGTTCTTTGGAGCGCAGGCATGGTCAAACAGAGGGAGCGGTAGATGAGTTTAGTCGGACAGCTAATCGGCCCAGTCACAGGTTTACTGGATAAGTTTATTCCTGACGCTGACACTAAGAATAAGCTGGCCCACGAAATCGCCACCATGTCCGAAAAGCATGGTCAGCAGATCGCGCTAGAGCAGATCGAGGTTTTGAAGCTTGATGCTAAAGGCAACTGGTTCCAGTCGAGTTGGCGTCCTCTAGCCGGTTACACCTGTGTGCTGGGGCTGATGGTCAACTTTCTAGTTGCTCCAATTGCAGCGGGGTTTGGCGTTGTTATCCCTCAGGCGGATGCTGGTGTAATGATGCCTTTACTTCTTGGCATGTTGGGTCTCGGCGGTGCCAGATCCTACGAAAGGGTCAAAGGTGTTGGTAAGTAATGAGTAAGCTAGTTGAAATGATTAAGCGCCATGAGGGCGTGAAGTCAAAGGTTTACTTGTGCTCTGCTGGCTACGAAACGATAGGCGTGGGCAGAAATATCTCAGAGTCCGGCCTAGGATTGTCTGATGACGAGATAGATTATCTTCTCGAAAACGATATCAAGCGAGTACAAGAAGAGCTACAAGACACTTACTTTTGGTTCGGCGGACTGAACGATGCTAGGCGCGATGCGATGGTCGATATTTGTTTTAATCTTGGTCTTACCAAACTGCGTGGGTTTGTTAACGCTTTAACTGCCATGAGCAGGGAGCAGTTTGATGTTGCAGCGGATGAGTTTATGGATAGCAAATGGGCGAAGCAAGTTGGCACAAGAGCTATCCGTGTTACTGAAATGATTAGATCTGGAGAATATATATAATGGCTAAAAGCACTCCGGCCCTTAGCGCATCTAAAGGTTCTGCTCAGACTATTCCAAACAGAGGATTCGGCTCTTCAGCTATATTCAGGCCGCAGCCTAGACCTCCATTCGGGCAGTTTTACGGATCGGGTGCTACAAACTTTTATCGTCGTCCAAGCTACAGTTACGGAGTTCCTACAGGGCTAGGGGCTTTACTCTCAGGGCAGCAATCTCCATTCGGTAGGATGGTTGATCCAGCAACAGGGTTCCCTCGAAGATCATTCCCAAGACCAGTTATGGGGCGTCCAGATTTTGGAAGAATTGGTCGAGGAAAAATCGGCATGGGAGGGGCAAGGACTGTTAGGCCGTCAGAGCAAGAGCCGGTCATGGATAGGCAACCACAGCCCGATATGTTATCTGTCAAAATAGATCCTGATATTTTAGACAGAGGCACTGTAATGAACCCCGTCTATAGATCTCAAGGCCCAGAAAGCATACAGCCAGTAATGAATAGGCAACCACAGCCTGCGCAAATTGAGACACCTGTCGTTGTCCAAGAGCCAATTGAGACACCTTCCCCTGTCCGAGATTTTACGGGAGCGCCTCCTCCGATGATGGACGCGAGCCAAAGGCTCAGAACAGACCCGCCGATAATGCGATCTCTAGGCCCAGAAAGTCTGAGAAACCGAGTAGACTCTGGTCTAAGGTTTGGAGAGCCAGCATCTAGCAGAAATGCTGATGGCAGCTTGCGAGCTTCTCAACCCATAATGCCAAGGCTGGATTTTGGCCCTGCTAGGCCAGCGCCTCCTGTCTCACAAACACCTGAAGAATCAATCAGACAGAGAGCACTCGCAGGAAACAGGACGGGTACGGGATTAGGCGTGACGCCAAACATAAGGCCAACAATGAACGTCGGGAAGGCGACGGGCGGCCCTGTAGGTATACATTCAGGTATCGCATCACTGGTGGGTAGACGCTAAATGACGCTGGCGAAGGTACAGTTCGCCCCTGGCGTTAACAAAGAGGGAACCGAATACACAGCAGACGCTGGCTGGTTCGACTCTGACAAGATTCGATTCCGCAAAGGCCGAGTAGAAAAGATCGGTGGCTGGACAAAGTACAGTGACGCTAGTTTTCTGGGCGTGTGCCGATCACTGCATAACTGGTCATCACTAGAATCTATCAACTACATTGGAATTGGCACCAACTTAAAATTCTATGTGGCCGAGGGTTCTGGGTATAACGATGTCACACCGATCAGGCTAACATCAGGTGCTGGCGATGCCACGTTTGCCGCAACCGATGGGTCATCCACTATCACTGTGACTGAGAATGCACACGGCGCAGTGGTCAACGATTTTGTAACGTTTAGTGATGCGGCAACACTCGGAGGCAACATCACCGCGACTGTTCTTAATCAGGAATATCAGATCGCGTCTGTGCCCACGACAAACACATTCACCATTGAGGCCAAGGACACAAGCGGTGCTGTCACGGCTAACTCTAGTGACACAGGTAATGGTGGTAGCTCGACGGTTGCGACCTATCAGATCAACACAGGTCTCAACACATTCGTAAAGGGCACAGGTTGGGGTGCAGGCACATGGGGTTCTGGCACTTGGGGTAGTTCTAGCAGTATTGCTGCTGCCGGTCAGCTAAGACTATTCAGTCAAGATAACTTTGGCGAGGATCTAATCTTCAATGTCCGTGGTGGCGGCATCTACTACTGGGATGAATCATCTGGCACAGGGACGAGAGCCATCAACGCCACCGCACTGGCGGGTGCTTCTAATGTACCGACTGTGGCATTGCAGGTTCTAGTATCTGATATCGATCAGCACGTCATTGCGTTTGGTGTGAATCCGATAGGCTCATCAAACATAGACCCGCTGCTTGTAAGATTCTCTGATCAAGAGAATGCGGCTGACTGGACACCTACAGCCACCAATACAGCCGGTGGTGTACGAATCAACTCAGGTTCCCAGATCGTTGGTGCGGTGCAAACACGACAAGAGATACTGATCTTTACCGACGTGAGCCTGCATTCTATGCGCTTTACGGGTGCGCCTTTTACATTTCAGTTTGCAACGCTCAGCACCGATGTATCTATGATCTCGCCTAACGCAGCGGTCAACGCCAGAGGTGCGGTGTACTTCATGGACTCTGGTGGGTTCTATGTCTACAACGGTTCGGTGCAGCCACTGCCATGCAGTGTGAAGGAGCATGTGTTCTCTAACCTGAACAAGGGCCAAGCGTTCAAGGTGTTTGCTGCTGAGAACAATGACTTTTCAGAGGTGATCTGGTTCTACCCTGTAGGAACCGACAATACAGAGATTACGAACTATGTGTCATATAACTATGCAGAGAATCTTTGGGCTGTTGGCACACTAGATCGAGGTGCTTGGATCGGATACTCACAAAACTCCAATCCGATAGCGTCATCTGTGAACACGGGTGTGACGGACGCAAACTTCTTGTACAACCATGAAACAGGGTTCGATGACGATGGGTCAGCGATGACTGCGTTTGTAGAATCAGGAGATCTGGAGATCGGGGAGGGCGATAGGTTTATGATGATAAGCCGCATTGTTCCTGACTTCAAGTTTAGCGGGTTGACCTCGGATGCGTCTGTGGACTTTACGATTAAAGGCAGCAACTTCCCGCTAGAGACGCCGACAACACAGGCCACAGCAACAGTTACATCTAGCACCACACAGTCCAACATCAGGACTCGCGCACGACACGCAGTGGTGCGTATTGAGAGTTCTGGACTTGGTTACGGCTGGCGACTAGGTGATTTGCGATTCGACATGCGACAGGACGGTAGGCGCTAATGGCAACACGACAGAATCCATTGCCAGTGCCTGCACCAGAGTACGACGTTAGTAACGAAGCGATCACTCGACGCACACTGGAGCAGGCGTTAGATCAGATAGAAAACGATGTAGAACTAGCCAAGACTCAGGGCGATAAGCCAGGGTCTCTTGCTATGCGTCGGTTTCAGTTCTTGTTGATGGGTGCATCGTGACAGATGTCATCAAGGTATTAGGTCAAGTAGCGCCAAGCGCCACAACCACGACCACGCTATATACAGTTCCAGATCTCACACAAACAACCGTCAGTTCGTTAGTAGCTGTTAACAGGGGCGGTTCTTCTGGCACCTTTCGGGTCAGCATCCACGTTGGTGGGGCTACTGCCGACAACAAGCAGTTTATTTTTTACGATGAAGACTTAGCGGCTACCACCACTAGAACGGTAGTCATCGGTATATGCCTAAGCCAGACAGATGTGGTGAAGGTGTACGCTAGTTCAGGAGACTTCTCATTCAATCTCTTCGGAGTGGAGACGAGCTAATGATGTATCAAAACCCAATGCCACAACCGCCCATGAAAGCCATGGCTGATCAGATGGCCCAGCAAGGCCGTTTCGGCGACAGCATGATGGTACACATGAACCCGATAGAAGTGGCTGGTATTGCCTCTCTGTCGCCCACAGGGAAGCTTACAACCAACCCGATGACTGGACAGCCTGAAGCGTTCTTGCCAGCTTTGTTAGCCCCTTTATTAGGCAATGTAGTAGGCGGAGCAATAAGCAGTTCTTTGCTTAGTGGGCTTCAAGCAGGACTTGTAAAAACAGCTCTTGGCGCGGGTATTAAAGGGGTCGCTGCCGAGGGTATACGCTCTTTAGCGACAGGAGAAGACTTCGATCCCACAAAAGCTTTAACGTCATCAGTGACATCGGTAGGAGTTGATAAGGCCGCACAAGCCGCCTCCATTGCAACTAGCCCAGATGTTCTTTCAGCGACTGAAACGGTATCTGATCTAACAGGTACTTTGTCTGGGGCAGAAAAAGCGTTAGATGCTTCACAAAAAGCCATGATGGCGCTTGATAAGGCTAGCCCAGAGTACGCTCAGCAACTTGCAAAAATGCAAGCCTCTCAAAAAACAATAGCAGATTTAAGTTCGCCTCAAGTTTTGCCTGCTGGACAAGCTGGGCCTCCGATGCCCAGCCAAATTGAAATGGCCCAAAGAGGTCTTTCCTCTGCTACAGATGTTGCGAGACGAAATGTCTTGGATTCTTTTAGAAGTGATCCAGGAAAATTTGCTATGGAAGCAGGGAAAGCTTTGCTATCTCCTGCCGTTGCTGCCCCTATTGCAATAGGAGAAGGACAGCGAGCCGCGATTGAAGCCCAAGAAGAACGTGATCGTATGTTCGGCAGACAGGCTGCTGATAGAGAAGAAGATTTAAGACGGTCAAGAGACATACTGACCACTGCAACGGGACAGGTGGCATCTGACTATGGCTTAAACTACGGCGCACAGTATGCGGCACAAGGCGGCATCACATCCGTTAACCCCTCTGACTTCCAGCGACGATACAACGAGTTGCAGATGATGGGCAGAGAGCCTATGCAGATGAGATATGGTGGCGACATAAGAGACATCGATGTTAATCGTGCTCTACGACCAGCACAGATTGTTGCAAGACAAGCTAGTTTGCGCGGCCCAGTAAAGACTCCAAGCGAGTTGCCTATGAATTATAGGCCGGGCTTCGACCCAGAAATTAGTTACTTCAGAAGTCCTTTCGTGACATCAGATCAGACAGGTGTGCCAACACCAGGAACTCCGGCTCCGGGCACCACACCACAAATCGATCCCGCTTTAATGCAAGGCATAGGTGGCATCGGTAAAGCTGGTGGCACGGGGATGGCTCGTTCAGTTCCGGCAGAGGTCAGAAGGGCACAAAGAGTTCTTGAGGGTCGCGCTCCCAAAAGGGGGATAAGCAGAAGGAGACGTGAGGCACAGAAGATAGTTGATGCATATGAGGCTGGCGAGTTTGAAGGTGATCAGGATTACTTCGATGACATCATGGATGCTACCTACGGTTCTCAATACGCCACAAGGATGCAGGAAGGTGGCGGAACGGAGATGAATCAACAAGCAGCAATGCGCTTGATAGAGCAGGTCTCTATGGCGCTGCTCGGCAGATTGTCTGAAGAAGAGTCAGAGGCCGTGATCAATCGATTCATAGATGAGTTCGGATCGGAAGCTTTCCAAATGCTGCGATCACAGGTTCTCGAATCCGTTGTCCCTAACTCACAAAAAGAGGGCGTGATTACCGGCCAAGGCGGTGGCATGGATGATCAAGTGCAGGGGATGATTGGAGACTCTCAGCCCGTAGCGGTTTCTCCGGGTGAGTTTATCGTGCCTGCTGATGTTGTGTCTGGCATCGGAGACGGTGACACCAATGCTGGTGTGCAAGAGCTTGAGGGTATGATGGATCGGGTGCGGCAAGAGCGCACTGGCACCACTAAACAACCCGCACCTCTCGGTGCTATGGCAGGAGGAGCTTTGCCTGCATGAACAGCCTCTTAGAGTTTGATGAAAGCAAGATCAAAGATCTATCCAGAGAGCCAAAGGTTTGCCGCAAGGATGCACCTAGAGAGATCACACACACGATAACGATGGTGCCCCCCAACTATCTGAACAGTTTGTGGCCTGATGTCAGAGAGCAGCTTGCTAGAGCGATTAAGCGTTCACACGGCAGATGGAATATGGAGTTTTTGTACGCATCAATACTCAACGGCAATCAACAGCTTTGGCTTGCGTTCGATACCGAGAACAACATAGATGGTGTGGGCACGACAGAGATATTGCAGTATCCAGAGAAGCGCATGATCGCGGTTCAGTTTTTAGGTGGTGATCGTTTTAACGATTGGGTCTGGGATATGTTAGAGAAGTTTAAGAATTTCGGTAGAGACAACGACTGCACAGGCATAGAGGCCACTGCCCGTATGGGATTTTGGAAGTGGCTGGAGCAAGATGACTTCAGCAGATCGTATGTCGTATACGAGAGGAGTTTGTAAATGGGTAAGAGTAGTGGCGGCGGCGGCGTACAAGAGAGCGTCGTAACACAAACAAATCTACCAGAATACGCTCAACCATTTTATGAAGAGCTTCTGGGTAGAACGGTATATGAATCGACACGACCTTACGAAACCTTTCCAGGTCAGCGTCTAGCAGAGTTCTCGCCATTCGAGCAGGCGGGTATGCAGGGCATGGCTGAGATAGCACAAGCTGGCACACCACAACAGATTAGGTCTGCATCAGATATAGCCACAGGTGTGGGATTTCAAGGCGTTGGTGCTGGGATGGACGTTGCTAGAGGATTCAGACCTCCCATGCAGTTTTCTGAGTACCAAGCGGGAGACATCGGCACTGGCTACGACGCTGGATTTTTGGGTCAGGGATTCCAAGCAGGACAGCGTGATGTTGGCTATCAGGCGGGTGCCTTTGACCCAATGTATCAAGCCCGTGAGCGCCAGTCTGGGTTTGATGTTGGCCCTCTAGAATCAGGGTATGAAGCTGGTCGTTTTGATCCTCTTTATCAAGCAAGAGATATCCAGTCTCAATACACAGGGCAAGTGGACTTAGGGCCGGGGTTTCAAGCAGGCACTATCGCTGACCCTGCAACGTTAGAGTCTTACATGAATCCTTACCAGCAGTTGGTAACGGATATCGAAAAGCGTGAGGCGCAACGTCAGTCTGACATACAGGCCGCTGAGATATCACAAACAGCCGCACAAGCTGGCGGATTGGGCGGATATCGAGAAGCGATCATGCAGGCAGAGCGTGAGCGTAACCTAGGTCAACAGTTGGCTGATATACAAACTCGCGGCAGTCAGGCTGCATTTGAGCAAGCACAACAAGCATTTGAGGCTGATCGGGCCGCGAGATTGCAGGAAGCGCAGTTCGGTTTGACCGCATCAGAGCAAAGAGAAAGAGCGGCACAACAGGCAGAGCAGTTCAGGCAGCAAGCGTTCCAGACTGGTGAGCAAGCTAGGCAGAGGGCCGCTGAAATGGGCATGACAGCTCAGCAGCAGGAAGACGCAGCACGACAAGCACAGGAACAATTCAGACAAGCTGCATTTGGTCAGACTGCCGACGTTGCAGCCCAGAGAGAGCAGTTCCAACAACAAGCTTTCCAAGCAGGCGAGCAGGCACGTCAACGTGCAGCCGAGATGGGCATGACTGCTCAGCAGCAAGAGGATGCTGCCAGACAAGCGCAAGAGCGATTCCAACAAGATGCCTTTGCTCAGAATCAACAGTTGCGTTTGGCGCAACAGCAAGAGGATCGTGCTGTATTCCAAGCTAGAGAAGCTGCAAGACAAGAAGCTGCACGTCTAGGACTCAGCGCACAAGAGCTACAAGAGCGTGTCAACCAAGCAGAAAACGAAGCGCGTATGCGAGCACGTCAAGAGCAGGCGCAGCTTGAAGAGACCAGAGCTAGGCTAGGTCTTGCGGGTCTGGAGGCAGATCGCGCCACCAGAGGGCAGCAACTTGATGCAGCTAGACTGCTCGGACAGCTTGGCACCGACGAGCAGCGTATGGCGTTTGATCGTCTACGTAACTTGCAGGCAGCAGGGCAGATACAGCGGGAACTACAGCAACGCGGCTTGGATCTTGGATATCAGGACTTCCTACGTCAGCAGGCGTTCCCAAGAGAGCAGCTTGCTTTCTTCAGTCAGATCCTTCAAGGACTGCCCGTTACACCAGGGACAACCACTGCCACGTTCGGTGGCCCAAGCGAAACCCAACAGCTACTGGGTGCAGGTATCGGCGGCGTAGGTCTGTATAACGCATTGCGAGGCGGCTAATGAACATCTTAGAAATCGAAGACATGATCAAAGGCTTGCCTGATCAAGCCTTACAGAGAGAAGCACAGATGCCATCAGGTCGAGTGCCTCAGTTCCTAGTTGTATCTGAGATACAGCGACGGGGTGATATGCGTAAACGATTTCAGGAAAGACAGCCGCAAGGGACTATAAAAGATCAGGTGATACAGGAAGGCATCGCCGCGATGGCACCACCAGAGCCGCAAATGCAGTCAGCTATGATGGGTATGCAGCAACCACAAATGGCTCCTCCAATGCAGATGGCTGAAGGTCGCGCTATTCCTTTTCCTGATGATCCAAGACTTGCAGAGTTAAGAGCGCAAGGCTTGACTGATGAGCAGATCGCGCAAGAGATTCGTAGGCTAGGGCTTAATGAGGAGCGTATGGCCCAACTTGGCTTGCCGACAATAGGCACTATGGAAGCAACGATGCAGCCTGATGCTTACAGTCAAGATGCATATGCTGACATTTTCGCAAGACAGCAAGGGAACATCCCAGCAGGAATGGAGTTTATTGAGCCAAGAACAATGGATGATCTGTTGTCCCCTCAAGTAGGCTTCACGACAAGAGAGATGGCGCAATCCCAGACACTACCAAACGTGCCTGTGGAGAGATCTGCGCCCTCACAAAGAGGGATAGGTAGTGCCCCAGAGGGAACGGCGGATGCCTTGCAAGCTCAAATACAAGCTCTAAGATCTGCCCCAGCAAGTCCTGCTGCTCAAGCAGACTTTGCCATGCCTGATTTTGCTTCGTACAGACAAACAATCAATGCTGCTCTTGCACCGCCTCCGGCAACAGGCATTCGTAGTGTGGGTAACTTGCTAGGTTCGGACATGCCAGCGTTATCAAACGTTAGTGGCCCTGCTCCTAGCCCGAGAGTTGCAGAGGAGATATTGGCGCAAACCCCAACAGGTGGCGGCACCAATGTTGTCGATTTAATAAATCAAGCTCTTGCACCCCCGCCAGCTACAGGTGATAGGAGTGTTGGCAATCTCTTTGGCTCTGATATGCCAGCACCCTCTAGCGTTGATGGATCTGCCCCCGTTAGCGCACCACCGGCGGTTGATACTCCTGATCTAGCAGCACAACTTATTGCAGAATCCCAAGCACGGCGTGGCAGAGAACCAAGCTCTGCTGTTACAGGCGGTCTGAGCGATGCACAATTTCAGGCTAGAAACAGAGAGATTGTTTCAGGTTTGATTCCTGAGTTTATGAAAGCAGATCCCTCTACTAATCTATTTAGCTTTATAAGAGATCCATCAGGCAGAAATGTGTCAGACAGTTCAGAAAGAGCTGCTCTGTTGGAGTCTATGGAAAGAATCGAAAGAGCAAAGAGTGATGCCCCTTTGATACCGTTCTTGCCAGAGGGAACGAAGTCGGAAATCATAGCTAGACGCAGATTAGCGGAAGAATCTCAAGCGAGACGAGACAGAGAACCTAGTGCAGCTATTGGTAATTTTGAAGAACTGATTGATATAGCTAACAATCAGTCTAGTGCAGTGCAAACTGATGGCGGAAGAGGGTTGTTAACAGGCTCCGCGACAGATTCAGAGGTTGTTGAAACCGCCCTTACTAGAGATACATCGTCAAGCCTTTCAGACAGATCTACCACGGTAGACGAAAAGGACACCAGCAGAGGAGGCACTGCTGGAGAATCCGTTCAGGGCACTGGGTCTCGATATCTAGAGCTTGAGGGTTTGCGAAACAGGCAGGCTCAAATTGCAGCCAGTGACGTGGGTTTTGCAGGGCAAGAGGCGGCTAGAGGGCTATCTTTTGCTGAACTTCTTAGAACTAGGGAAAGGCCAGAACTTTCCTATGAGGGTCTCGCCTCTAAGTATAAAGAGCAGATGGAGTCTCAGCTAGATGAAATAAAGAATGAGCGAGGCGCTCAAGCACTGATAGCGTTGGGAGCAGGAATTGCTAGGGGTGATCTCGGCGCAGGGCTTTCTGATGCAGGCAAAGCGGTTGCCACTAGCAACGCACAGAGGAGGGCTTTGCAAGCGCGTCAGCAAGCCATACAAATGGGACTAGAAAAATCCCAAATAGACGCTGCGTTTGCTAATCAAGTTAAGAAAGAGCAAGACCAGATAGACGCAATGAGATTTGAGATAGATACGCTCAACAAGCTTGGCGTTGCGGTCAATAAGTCTGAGCAAACAATATTAAACTTCGATCTAGCTCTCGAATCTAAGTTGGCCTCTCTGGCCTCGACAGATAGATATCGTGATCAGCAGTTCAAGTCTCAAGATGCATTGAATAGAAGAGCCGCGCTTGACTTCGTAACAGACTCAATGCGTGAAATGGGCCTTGCAGGCAAGTCAGACGAAGCAATTAGCAACGTACAAGACATACTGCTTCAGAAGGCAGCTAGAACGTTGAACATATCTGTAGCTGAATTAACAAAAGATGAGGAGCAGGAAGAAGAATCTGATGATCAGGTAATATCTTTTGATGAACAAGGCAAGCGAATCTAATGATTCGAGCGAAACTTCCTGATGGACGCACATTACAGTTCCCTGATGGAACTGACGATGATGTAATTCAGAGGGCGGTTAATGAGGTTCTCGGCATTGATCAGTTTGCTGATCAGCGCACTGCACTCGGTCAGGCAGGAGAAACGCTCAAAGCCATACCTCGAGGGTTTGCAAACACCTTCTTGTCTGCTGGCGAGGGTTTAGCAGAGCTTGCTGACGCAGCTACAAACGTTGTTGGTCTGGAAGATGTCATTGATAGTGGTGATGACAATGCTCTCGTCGCTGCATCACGCGAGGGTAGAAAGGCAATCGATGAGTACATGGGTGCTGATCAAGCCTACCAAGATACCTGGCTAACAAAGTTCGGAGAAGGTGTAGGTTCTTTAGCTTCATTCTTTACGCCTGCCGGAGCGTTGAGACTTGCTGGTTTGGCAGGCAAACCTGTTGCCGCGCTAGGTGGTATGGGGGCGGCAGAAGCCGTGGCTGGTGGCACCTTAGCCGCTGGTGCTGGCGCTGGGGATCAGGCTCAACGTATACAGGCTGCAAGAGATGCCGGTATAGATGTCAGTGAAAACCAAGAAGATCTCTCGATTGTTAGTGGTGGCTTCGTCGGTTTGTCCGAGTTGGCACTGCCAGCAACACTGCTCAAGCGTCTAAACCCAGATGCGCTAGAAAAGCTCCCTGTTGGTGCTACGGAACTACTCAAGTCTGCCTTGAGAAGCGGATCGCTAGAGGCCATCCAAGAAGTTAGCGCAACTATCGCCCAGAATGCCATTGAGAAGGGTGTTTACAACGAGCAGTTGGAGTTGCTGGGTGGCAACTTGTATGACGATCTAACTATCGGTGGTGCAGTCGGTGCTGGCGCAGACTTGGTAGTGAATGCCATAGCAGGACGCAGAAACAAAGCGTCTTTCGATGCTCAGCTAGAGAAAGAAAAAGCCAAGCTAGAGCAGAACGAAAAGAACATACAAGCAAGATCAGAGGCTCTGTCAGCAGACCTTGAGCTAGATCAAGCATTCCAAGAGACGTTGAGACAAGAGCGCGAAAATGCGCCCACGGCTGAGGAAGAAAGGTTTCGTGTTGTAAGAGAGCGTATAGGCCAGTTGCCTATAGGCGAGCAAGCGCCTGTTGATGAAACTGCCTCAGGCATAAAGCAGTTAATGGGGATTTATTTCCCATCAGCTAACTCGTCTTTCAGTGTTCGATCTGAGCCTGTCGGGCAAGACGGAATAAAGCGTTATCAAGTAATTGATTCTGAAGGTTACACATACGCAGAGCCGTCAGAAACTCAAGGTCGGGCAGCGGCGTTAGCTTCTGCTCTCAATAAGCAAGTGGAGGTTGACTCCGTCTACAACGGTGGTGACGCAGTCATTCAGTCGTCACCAGAAATGTATTCTGATGACCAAAAGAAAACCCTGCAACGCTATAACTTTGCGGCAAATGACCCCGATGCACAAACCTTCACATCCGCTGCGATAGACAGTGCCGCAGAAACCACATTCGACAGAGGATTCTACGAGGGCGAAAAGCTAGAAGACGTTATCCGAGATGTTCGTGCGGGGGTGCGTCAAGAAGCAAGAATGACGGCCTCACAGAAGATCAACCGTCAACGACTTCAAGACGGCAAAACCGCATCGAACAACTTCACGTTACAAGAAGCCAAAGATGTTTTAGGCGACAAGCTAGTTAATCTGACAGACACTCGCGTCAATGGTCTGCCAGAGACAGAAAGCTATCGTGTGGAAGACAGGCGCAAGCGCAATGCTACAGTGCCCAACTATGTTGTGGTCAGCAGTGCAGGCGAGGTTATTCGAGGCAGAAAACTAAATCCTCAAGAAAAACAAGCCTACCTAGAAACCGGCAGACCCAAGAAAAACATGCCTCGCATCGTGCCGTTTGGCAGGAATGCAGGCGAAGCTCAAGCATTTGCCAATAAAGCCAACGCAAACACAGGCATTGGTCGTGTAGATGAATCCGTCTACAGAGATAAGTTTGTCTCTAGGCAGTTTTTGCAAAACGTACTAGACGCAAAAAACATTACATCGCCAATAGACTCCCCAGAGTTGAAGTATCTCGCTGAGCGTTTTGCTGGGGTTGCTCCAGACACAAACCTCAGTCAGATGACAGAGGGTGAGTTCAAGCTATTCGCGCAAAAGCTCCGCTCTCTGCCAAGATTCGATTCTCCAACCAAGCTGCCTGTATTCAAGCTCAAGCCATACACTGGCTATCAGTTCAAGAAAGCGGTCGAAACCCTTCAAAGAGACCCTAATGCAAGCGCAGTGACAGTGGCTGAAGAGTCGGGTATCACTGATCTTGACTCAGCCAATCAGGTTATCTCAGACGTTCAAGCCCAAGGCGTTCCTGAGCAGACGGCACCAGTCGCACTACTGCCTTCGCCTGCCCCTGTAGATGAAGCTGCACTAGATCGCTTTCGAGCAGCTATGGAGCGCGAGATGAAGGGCTTGGGCCTTTCAGATGTCCCTGTAAATGTGGACTACGCTCTCCGATCATCATCAAGAGACGCTGATGGTAATGTTGTTTATGGCATCAGGCCGCGACAACCAGGCGAAGAGGTTGCGCGAGAAGATGTTGTCGGTGGTGATCTAGGGTCTCGCACGTTTGTTCGCCAAGAGGAGGCTGATCCAGAGGGCAAAGCCGCTGGCCTAGTAAGTCAAGGATACTTTTCTCCAGATCTCAACAGGATCTTTTTGTCTGTTGACGCGGTGAAAACAGATCCGTCAATGACTGAAGAGCAAGTCGAGGCCGCTCTCATCAGTACGCTGAACCATGAAAGCGTTCACGCCATGAGGATGATGGATCTCTTCAAGGTGAAAGAATGGAATCTACTTAGCAAGAAAGCGAAGGAACTCAAGAAGTCTGGCAATCAAACCTATCTCAATTGGGCCAGAGAAAACTACAAGGAACTAAACCCTGTTCAGCAGAATGAAGAGGCTATTGCTGAGCTAGTAAGAGATCAAAGAGCTAATCCAAAGATTGTCGCTGGAAAGCCAAGAGCACTACTAAACAGAATCAGACAGTTCATGGTGAAGCTAAAAAGCGCCTTGGACGGCTCTGGCTTCACATCATTCGATTCTATTATTCAGGACATCAGCACCGGCAGAATAGGTGCCAGATCACGCGATGTCAGGACGTTACAACTAACGGAACGTCGGGCCGGTCTGGCTTCTTATGCTCCTACAGGCACCGTCAGAACACCCACCTCAACAACGACAGGAACAGAGGAAGAGGGACGTTTGGGTCAGCCTCGCATGGCAGACTTTGTTTTCTCTAGAACTGCACCTCTAAGTCCTATGGGCCAAGCAGCCCAAATAGGGATGACTAACACGAATCTGTTACCGACTCAGGAAGAGTTGAAGCAGATGAAAGACAACACCTACAAACCGCAGCAGAAGAGAACGCTTGTTGAGGCTGCACAGTTCTTACAAGACCGCTGGCAGAACGCTACAGGCCGCACAGAGCCGTTTGAGTACATTCCAGAGAACATCGACATATTGTCAGACATGCTCGCCACAGAGGCTCTGGTAGCCCTTGAGAACGATGCGAATGCGATTGGCTGGTATGACAGCAAGATAAAAGCAGCAAAGGCTGTCATGCAACTTGTCGAGCCGCAGATTATGCAGTCGCCTGATACAGAGGCGGTGTTTGATTTTGGTCTTGCCGTCACGTCAAACGGACAGGCGGTTGTGGATAACTTTGAGATGGCGACAGATATCTTTAGATATCACATGAAGAACGGTCGCTTTCCAGAAAATACGAAAGAATTCAACAAAGGTGGTGAGCGCAATGCCGCCATGTTGGAAGCGTTTAAGTTCCACAATGAGTTTAGCAAGAGCGGTCAGAACCAAGCCATTAGGGACTTTCTAGACGAGGACTTCACAGTCAGGGAGCTTTCTGCTTTCGCTGATGACTTCAATGCTGAAGTTGGATTTGAAGCTATCAAGGTGCCCAGCGCAGAAGGTGCTGATGTGGTTGTCAAAGGCAGCTACATCCTTGGGCCAAAGATAGGCCAAGGCTTTTATCAGAATATCCGAGGCAACTACGATCCGTTGACTATGGATATCTGGTGGATGCGTATGTGGAACCGAGCCATCGGTAGGCCGTTCACAGATGGCTTGGGCGATGAGGCAAGGGTAGAGCGTCGAAACGAACTGAAGACTCTGGTAAAGAAGACTGGTGGACTGCCTCGCAAGCTGATTAATGAAGTTCTCAAGGGCAACGATCAAACACGCACTGAGGTTTATCAAGACCCCCAGCTATTCGATGAGTTTATTCGGGATGTCGAGCGCCGATACCAAAGGTTCTACAAAGAATACAAAGCTGAAAAGGGCGTAAATCACGTCAAGCCAGAGATCTTCAAGAAGACTGGAACCTATGTAAAGAACATGGCACCGCAGCTTCAGGCAACGCCAAAGGGCGTTGTAGAGAGAGCTTACATGCGTGAGGTTGTAGAGGCTGCTAGAGAGAGACTGAGAGATCAAGGCTACGACATAACGACTGCCGACTTTCAGGCGCTGATGTGGTATCCTGAGAAGCAGTTGTTCAGGGCGCTGGGTGTCCAACCCGGTCGAGGCTCTGATAACGACTATCTTGACGCAGCAGAGATCCTTGCTGATAAAGAAGGAGTACCTCGTGGAAGGGTTGAAAAAGCACTCAGGGACGCAGACAGAAAGCGAGCCGACGATGATCAGCCAAGTGCCAGAAGGCAAGATGGAGTTGTTCGTCCAGAGACTGCAACAGTTGACCGCCAAGAAGAAGGCCCAGCGTTTAGCAGAGCAGCGCCGAGGCTAGAATCTAAACGTATTCCAGAGGGCAAGGTCAAAGAGGTAGTAGAGCAAAACATATCCACTGCCGAGAACGCACCAACCGGCTTTGTCCCTAAGTTCAATCCATCAGCAGACCCATACGCTCAAGCTGTAGCCGCTGACCCAGAAAGAGGTGCAGTGCTGCCGCCGGAAGAAAGAGCGATGTTCTCTCGAGCAAATGCGCCAGAGCGTCCAGAGTATGTGCAGTCTGCTATGGATAACATGCTCATCGCTAACCCAGAGGATGAGACTCCGGGCGATACCTATCTCAACGCTTTAGATCAAGGGCCGATAGATCAACTCCTGACCAGAGCAAAGCAGGGCGCTATTTTTCAGTACGCACAGATAGAGGCGTATGAGAATAAGTTCGATAGGGACGTGCTGGCTAGTTCGGCGGCGATACCCGCGCTCATGGCAGCGGATAGATCGAACGCAATAGCTGCACAAGCCATCGCAAACGGTGTGCCTGTATACGAAAATGGTCTGACCAAAGTCGTAGATTTCGAGCACACGTTTACTGAGAACTCTGACAGAGCGGGTGAGACCGTGAAGTTTGGTGGCTTGATAGATGTTATGGGCATGTTGTTCACCAAGGAACATGGTTCTCTTGAGGAAGACGCACAGGCGTATGCGATAGCTAAAAGAGCGCAAGGCTTGAGGGCCAGAGGCATTGACTCGCCAGGCACACCAGAGCAGCACAGATTAGTGATCGAGCATGCAGAGCAGTATCTTGATGAAAACGGAAACTCAATCATCAAGGACTGGTATGACGCTTGGCAGTCCTACAATAGAAACACGATCAAGTTCTTGCGGGATACTGGTGTTCTAACAGAAGAAATGGCTGAGATCTGGGCCGCTAAATCAGATTATGTCCCGTTCTATAGACAGGCTATGGGTGAGGATTTAACGAGCATACCGAATATGTTCAACAACCTCACATCTGTATCTACCTTCAAGCCGATAACAGGCAGCGAAAAACAGCTTAACGTACCGTTGCTTGATGCAGTTGTTATGAATCTAAATGCCGCGATTGATATGGGCATGAAGAACGTTGCCCAGCAGCGTGTTGTTAGAAACATGGTTCGTTACGGTATGAGTAGCGAGATACCCCAAGGGGAAGCTGTAGACGGTAGACCTACGGTGAGCTTCAGGGTAAACGGGAAAGATCGTAAATTTACGATAGAAGACCCACTTGTCTATCAATCATTGCAGCCACTCGCCGGAGGCAACGGTTTCGACATACTGGAGACTGTTCTTGGAGCACCGGCAAACCTACTAAGGGAGATGGTCACAAGAGAGCCTGGGTTTATCCTAGCCAACATGATGCGAGATACGTTATCTGCCTATGTAACGTCTGGCGCTAACTTCGTTCCAGTGGCAAGCACCTTAAAAGGTTTCACTGAGGACATGACGGATCTAGAAAGAACCGGCGTTGTCGGTGGCTATGACTACTCCAAAGATCCAAAAGACATCGGCAAGTATCTTAATAATCTTCTTAAAGAGCGCGGTTTCGTACAAGACACCACACTTGGGGTTGCCAAACCTTTTATCGGGTTGTGGAACTTTATGGGTGACGTGACCACCAGATCAGACTTCGCAACTAGAAAGGCGGTGTACGACGATGTTCTCGCTCGTACAGGGGATGAAGCGGAAGCGGTCTTCCAAGCAAAAGAGGTTATGAACTTTGGTCGCCGAGGCAGTCATCCTGTGATGCGTCTGCTAACAACGGCTATACCTTTCTTGAATGCTAGGCTTCAGGGCTTGGACTTGCTGTTGAACGCTGCTCGGGGCAAGAGAAACGCCAACAAGAATCTAGATCGCGGTCAGGCGGCGCGTTCTTTTATCATGCGCGGCTCCACGATAGCCGCAGTAACTGCCATGTACTACATGATGGTCAGCGATGATGAGCAGTACAAAGAGCAAACAGAAGAGATCAAAGATAATTTCTGGATTGTCCCTGGCCCTGACGGTGTTGCGTTCAGATACCCAATACCGTTTGAGGTTGGCCTGTTATTCAAAACTATTCCTGAAAGAATACTGAGATACGCGACAGATGACGCGACAGCAAGAGAGACCGCTGCTTCTCTAGGCAGAGGGATAGTGAGCACCTTAGAGATCAACCCGTTCGGGGTACAGGCGGTGGCTCCTGCTATTGAGGTTCTCGCAAACTACAGTGCATACAGAGGCAGACCTATAACGCCTGTGTTTATTGATCAGGGAGACGCACAAGAGTTTCAAGAAACTATCGGCACCAGTGAGTTAGCAAAGCTCATAGGCCAGACCTTGGGCGTGAGTCCAATCAAGACGGACTATTTGATTCGAGGATACACCGGCACGATAGGTTCTTATTTGTTAGATACGAGCGACTTGGTTTTGAGAAGTAAGGAACTGCAAGGCGACAATCAAGCAGTGATGCCTGCGATGAGGATCAGAGAATATCCTGTTATCAAAAGGTTCTTCACAAACGAGTTCGGTGGTGCAGAGAAAGAACGATTTTACGAAATGAGTAACTACATCAACCGTTTCTACAATAGTTACAATGACCTAGCCAACGCTGGCAGACTAGAAGAACTGGAGCGATTTACTGCTGGTAGAGAGAATCTTCTCAGTATGAAGCGTGACGTAGACCGTGTGCGTAGAGATCTGTCTGCTCTCAGAAAAGAGAGAGAAGCAGTCATGCGACGAGATATAACGCCAGAAGAGAAACAACGCTTAGTTCGTGAGATTAATCTGCGCGAGCGTTATGTATTGGATGTTGTGCCAGAGCTATACAAATTAGCTGATCTTCCCACAATCGATGTCGGATCAAGGCTTAGAGCGATAGCCAACTAATCGTTGGGATTCCAGCAGCCGATTGTCTCTATCCTGTATTCAAGCCCAGTGTAGTCGCATAACCAAGAACACACGGTATCGCCATCTTCGTTGATGTACTGGTCAACCAAACGCCACTGATGGACGTGCGAGTGCGCCAGCACCGTTGCCGCCAAAAGAATAATCCACGTCACGATTCGCATTTTTTGTCCTCTTGTTCCCTTTTTCTAAACCTCAAATCTGTAATCAGCAGTGACCCAGAGCCGCATGACGGACACTTCTTCGGGAAATCTCGAAGATAACCTTTACGATTGCAGTCCAAGCATTTCATGTGCCAGTTATCCATTTTCAAAGTAACTCGGTGTTAGTTCTGGTAGCTCTGTCGCCGGTCGATCTACGCTCTTGAGTTCTCGCGTTCTAAAAAACCCATCATGCTTTGGATACATCCGCATGAAACGACGGGCGTAGAAAACAGTGTAGTTGTTGTTCAGCTTGAACTGACTAATCCCATCGCCGCCTTGATCTTTCTCCCATCGGATACGCTCGAAGATAGCTTTGGAGCTATAGTTCGGGTAACCCTTGCGGATCATCGTAAAGGTGAAATGCACGAACAGCTTCCACACCTCTGGGTGTGCGTTGTGAAATGCCTGGCACTGCTCGCGCATCTCATCGTGCCGACTGTCTTGATGGCTAGAAGGGGATGTCATCTTCAAAGTCATCAAAGCCTGTGGGCGCTGGAGGTGGTGGAGGGGGCGGTGGTGGAGGCGTAGGTGCTGCCTGCTTATCTCTTGGCTTCTCCACTTCCAACTGTAGACCGATATAATCGCCGTTCTCGTTTCA